AGGAGAAAACATGACAAGTAAAGTACAATTAGTAAACCAAGCATTAGCTACATTAGGAGCAAATAGATTAACATCCCTTACGGATGGAACGCCTCGTGCCAAGTTAGCTAATGAGCTTATAGATAGCGTAATTAAAGAGGTAATGATAGACGGTGCATTTAGTTCTACAATAAGAAGAGCTGTATTAAATGTAACAACTACTACTCCTGCCTTCGAGTACCTATATGAATATCAATTACCTACCAACCCAGGATACCTTAGAATAATATCTGTAGAGGAAGGTAATGGTAACTTTTTACAGTATGCTTCTGATATATCAGGTAGTACTAAATATGTAATAGAAGGAGATAAACTTCTTACAGATTCAACTACGTGTAAAGTTAAATACATAGCATACATTACAGATACTAACATGTATGATGAAACATTAAACATGTGCATTAAAGCTAAACTAGCTTCTGAGATGGCATTAGCTGTTACAGGTTCTGCTAGTATGGCTGATAGATTATTCTCTAAATACGAAAGAGTATTAGCTAGAGCTAAATCAATAGACGGTCAAAACGGCAGTCCTCCTGAAATACTTTCAGATACATTAATAGACATTAGGTAAGATCCATGGGCAGAAGAACGATAGGTCATACAAACTTCAATTCAGGTCAGTTAACTCCTCGACTACACTCTAGAATAGACGTTAATAAATACGACAACGGATTAGAAGAAGGGACCAACATTCAGGTAACAGGTCACGGCCCTTTCATTAGAAGAAACGGATTCAAGATGATATCCCCTATTAAGGATTCATCTGTTGCAGTAGAACTGATTAAGTTCCAGTTTGCAGAAGATGACGCTTTCACTTTAGAGTTCGGAGACACATACATTAGGTTCTTTCAAAGTGATGCACCTGTAAAGGAAACAGGCATTAACATATCAGCTATTACAGGAGCAAATCCTGGAGTAGTGACAACAGCTACGCACGGATACTCCGACGGAGACCATGTATACATTACAGGTGTAGTAGGTATGACAGAGCTTAACGATAGAGTTACACCTTTCATAGTAGCTAACAAGACAGCTACAACCTTTGAGTTAACAGATTACGACGGTACTAACATTAACACTTCAAGCTTTGCAGCTTATAGTTCTGCAGGTACAACTAACAAAGTGTTCGAAATAGTAAGTCCTTACTCTACAGCAGACTTAACAGGTTTAAGTTATGCTCAGTTTGGAGACCTTATCTATATAGCTCATCCTAGTTACGCTCCTAGATTATTATCTAGAACGTCTACACTTGAATGGACTATAGAAGAATTAGAACTAGATCCTCCTCCTACGTACGAAGCAGGGATTGAACCTGCAGTTACATGTACTCCAGCAGCTACAACAGGTACAGATCAAAACTTTACAGCGGGTAGCGCCACGTGGTTACAGAATGACGTAGGTAGACAAATAGTAAACACTACGACAGGTGAAACAGGTAGAGCGATTATTACAAGTATTACAAGTACTACTGTTGCAGTATGTGACATAGTAGAAGATTTCACTGATACTAATGCTATAGCCTCTGGCGATTGGAGCTTAGATCTTAGCCCTATTGGGGAATTAGAGTTTAGTGGTACAGCAGCAGGTTCAATTGTTACAGTAAACAGTAACTACCCTACAGGATTCAAAGGGCCCAAGATAACAGTATCAGGGCTAACTCCAGCTACACCTGCCGTAATAACAGCTACCTCTCACGGATTATCTGCAGGCGATCAAGTATACATTACAGATATAGAAGGTATGACAGAGATTAACGGTAGAACGTTAACAGCTAAGGCTGTTACAGTTAATACCTTAACTATGACAGACGGTAGCGGGGTTAACTTTAACTCTTCTAATTTTACACCTTATGCTTCAGCAGGTACAATACAAAGAGTATTCACTGAAATAAAAGCAGATACATTTAGAACAGCCGACATAGGTAAATTCATTATTGCTAATGACGGCGTACTTAAGATCGTAGAAAGAGTTAGTGCTACAGAAGTTAAATGTGAAGTATTGAAGTCTCTTAGTAGTTCGGATTTCACTAACAACTGGACATTAGAAACTGAAACATGGACATCTACTAGAGGTTATCCTAGAGCAGTAGGTCTTTATCAGCAACGTTTAGTATTTGCAGGGACTACAGCAGTACCTCAAGGTATGTGGTTCTCTGAAGTAGGTATCTTTAACGGATTCGGTAGGGGAGCAGGAGATGCAGATTCTATCTCCATAGAGTTATCCTCTAGGCAAGTAAACCAGATTAACTGGTTATCTAACTCTCAAGATTTGATTGTAGGTACGGCCGGTTCAGAGTTAACAATAGATACTCCTTCTTCTGGAACAGGTCTATCAGCTACAAACATCAGGCAATTACCTAGAACATATTATGGTAGTGGGTCACAAACTCCTATTACTATTGGTTCAGAAACTATTTTTACTCAGAATTCAGGCCGTAAAATTAGATCTATGAGATACGACTACACTATCGAGGGTTATAACGGAGAAGATTTAGCTTTCTTATCAGAGGACATTACAGAAGGTGTAGTTAAACAGATAGCTTACGCTCAAGAACCTGACAATGTGATATATGCTGTAACAAACGCAGGCGACTTATTAACGTGTGTATATAAGAGAGAGCAAGAAGTAGTAGGTTGGACTAAATACACGTCTGACGGATTCTTCGAGAACGTTCAAACTATCAGTGAAGACAACAGAGACAAGGTATACGTAGTAGTTAGAAGAACTATTAATGGTAACACTAAAAGATACGTAGAAGTATTAGATGCAGGTACGGGAGAGAGTAACCTTGACGGGTTCTCTGACAGTTATATTACTTATAGTAATCCTACAGATATTACGGCTATCACTAAAGCCAGCCCTGCCGCTGTTACCAGCGCTGCTCACGGACTCTCTGACGGTGATAGAGTCAAGCTTATAGGCGTAGGAGGCATGGTAGAGGTAGAAAACACTACTTACATAGTGACTTCTTCAAGTACTAATACCTTCGCTTTAAATACTCCTCAAGGAGCTAGTGCAGATTCAAGTGCTTATACAGCATTTACTAGTGGAGGTAAAGCACATAAACTAATCAATACCTTAACTAACCTAGATCATCTCGAAGGAGAGACTATACAGGTTAAGCTAGATGGCTCTGTAAGCCCTTCTAAGACGATTTCAGCAGGAGCTGTTACCTTTGAACGTTACGCTTACGAAATCACTGTAGGGATCTCCTACGAGTCCACAGCGAAGCTCCTTAAGAAGAGTTTCGACATGCAGGAAGGAGAGATGCAAGGCCAAAGAGCTAGATATGTCAGTCCTTTCATTAGACTATACAAATCGGCATTACCTCTGATTAACGGAGAGTTCAGCCCTAACAGGAACACTATCGATTTAATGGATACTTCAGTACCTCTACATACAGGGGATGTCTACTATGGCAACCTAGATTGGGGCGATAGCGCTCAATTAACTATAACGACATCAGACCCTCTTCCTCTAGTAGTAACCGGTATATTCGGTACTATACAGGGCAACGTAAAATAAAAGATAATGCTTGACAAAGTCCTATATTTATGATACACTATAACTAGGCCGTCAAGTTTAATACTTAAAGCGAGAATATAACAATATGGCAAGTTTTGCTACAACGAATTTAACTAGTTTACTGGGCTCAGTAGGTTCTTTCTTCAATGCCTCTAAAGGTTTATCTATACAGGAAGATGCTATAAGTAGAGCTGGGTTGGGTTTCAGACAGGAAGCCGCTAGATTACCAGGTATAGCTGATTACAATATAGCTCTAGATGTTAGGGAGTTAACTAGAAACCTTGACTCTTTAGCTAGATCTGCTCAATCTACAGTATCTACTCAGACAAATCAGTTTGCTGCATCTGGTATAGACATAGGATCTCAATCCGCTATGAGTGTCCTGAATCAAGGACTTGACTTCGCAGTTAGAGCTATGATAGACGCTAAAAATGATCAACAAACAGTGGCAGAACAAAGAAGGTTCCGAGCTAAAGAACAACAAATATTATTAGAAAATCAAGCTAGAGCCGCAGAGTTTAATGCAGAGGTTAACTTATTTAAATCTACTCAACAGAGAAACAAAATGATAATGCCTATAGCAAACCAAGCAGTCAGCTTATTAGGAGGTCTATTCTAGATGCCTAAAATTACTAAACCAGGTGAACCTAGTATAACTAAGGGTACAGGTAACGGATTATCGGCAGATAACGCTTTCTTTACAGGTAAGACGCAACAAGAAATAGCAGGAGCTCAACAAAGATCAGGTAAAGCTGTACAGGATATAGCTACTGAATACTTTCAAGAGACAGACGCTGTATTCAAGAATGCCCAATACAACAACGCCATGGTTAACGCTAGAGAAGAATTCTCAGCAGCTTACCAAGAAAGGATGAAACAGATAACCGATTCCAAAGGTACTGTTAACATTCAACAAATACCTGAAGATATCAATAAACTAAGAGACGATATATTAGCTAAGCATACAAGCAGTATACTAGATCCTACAGTGAATACCCGAGTATCTTCTACATTCCTTAACTATACTACTAATAAAGGCTTACAAGCTATGAACGCTGCTGCTAAGATGCAGTCTGCTTACGCCGAAGAACAAGCTACTCGTAACATAGCCTCTCTAGAGAAACAAGCTGATTCAGATGACCCTATGCAGATTAAGACATATAAGAACGAAATAGAAGAGTCTTTAGGTAGCATGGTAGAGTCTAACCAGTTAACTAAAGAACAAGCAGTAGAACAGAAGACTAAATCATTTGACAAGATAGACAAAAGAAGCTATGAGAAGTTCATTAATAACGTACCCGAGAAGGCGCTAAAGCATCTTCAAGATAACAAAGGTAAACTAGGCCTATCGGAAAAAAGAGAAAAGCAACTAATAGAGAAAGCCCAGTACGAAGTAAATAAAAGAAGCACTGTGTCTAAGCAGAAAGCTGACGACTCTCTACAGACGGCAGAGCAGCTATTAGCTAGAGCAGGTATACTTGAAGAAGAACAAGTACCGGCTATAGAGAACATAAAAGAACTATACCCTGAAATGGCCGACCAAGTAGACGATATTCTAGATACTAACAAAGTGTTAGAGTCGTTTATAAACAAGAACATAGATCAAATTAAAGCTAGCCCTGTAGAGTCGTTAGGTGAAGAGGACAAATCAGAAGTATTGAATAATGCTATGTGGACCCAACTAACAGCGACTGATAACTTAAAAGTGAACGATTTACCTGAAGGATTTAGATTAAATTCCTTAGAATTTGAACTAACTGATAAAGGGTACGTCCCATACGCAGTCAAACCTAAGACAGGCGAAAGAGTCAGAGTAACTACAACTAAAGGTGAGTTTACGATCAACCCTACAGGAGTAGATTCTTTAACTAGGTCTAAAAGAGAAAGAATACTGGAGAGAGAGGCAGGAGCATACGATGCCCCTCCCGAACACCTGAGCGAGGAAGAGAAGATACCTATCATAGTTAAAGAAGGAGATACATACCAAGTAGAGTACTTGTTAGAATCAGGAGACACAATTAGAGCTACTAGGAACGGTAAACCTTTCACCTTTAAAGCTAGCTCTGTAGAGTCTAAGTTAGACAAGATAATAAAGAACGTAGAAGCTCGTATAGAAGACGATCCTGTAGAGTATACTATTGAAGCAGACAACCTTAAAGATGTAGAACCTATAGATACCAGTAAAGAATTAGCTCCCCAGTTAGCTAAGAAAGATAAACTAGCAGATGAAGTTAAAGCTAAAACAAAGAAAACCAATTCAGGCCTAACTAAAAAAGACAACGATGAGATGTCAGCTAACTACGACAAGTCTTCGCCAGAAGATCAACTACGTATGGTAGAAGCTATGGTAGGTATGTACGGGGGGTTAGATAAAGCTCAAAAAGGTTTAGAAGGTATCAAGAATCCTAGCGCTGAATTTGCAGGTATGTTATCTTCAGAAGGTAGTTCTCTAGTAGCTAGAAACATGTTGGAAGGCTACAAAATGATAAAGAATAAAGAGAGCTTCACTATAAACAAGACCGTAAAAGATAAAGTACTAATGGCAGAGCTTCCTATATACAGGGATCCGGCTATGAGAAAACAAGTTATAAGTGCTGCAGATGCAGTATACCAGTATATGGCTCTTAACGAAGGCCTTATAGACACTAAGGACAAAGAAGATAGTACTGCTAGTTCTGATCTATACGCCAAAGCTCTTAAGTCAGTTATTAAAGGTGACGCTATAGAATATAACGGTATTAGAATAGAATCTCCTAAACAAGGTATGGACGAACTAGGCTTTAAGGATTGGTTAGAGTCTAAACAGTATAGTTCAGACCTTATTAGGGAAACAGTATTAAGTGATGACGTGTTCTTTGTTACAGTAGGTAGAGGTACTTATCTTCCGGCAGTAAAAGACGAAAGAGGTAACACCTTGTTCTTACAAGATACAAATGGCGAGTTCATAGAGATTAAATAATGGCAGACTACAGCAAATTAATACCTAGAGAGAGTACTATTAACATAGAACGCTTTCGTAAGGAACAAGTAGAAAACTCCGGAGGGTTCGGTAACACCTTTGAAGCTGCTACTAATGTAGGTGCTATAGAGACCCAAGAAGGCGCTGAAAGAAATACAGCAGAAATATTAGAAGATAATACTCGAAAGTTAAAATCTGCAGGAATAGCGATAGACATACCCGAAAGAATAGAATCTACCTTACCTGTTAGAAGAGATGAACAAGGTAACCTTACAGTTAATGACAAGACAGATAGACAACTACACCTTAAATTCTTAGAAGACAACGCAGAAGCAATAGAAGAAGCTAAAAAGCTAGACCCTTCAATACTATCAGCTCAAGATATAGCAGACGAAGAAGGAAATAGGTACCAAAAGACAATAGACGCTTTAGCGGTAGCAGAAGAGAATTCAGACTGGAAAGGCGTTGTAGCTAGTTTTGCAGGATACGCATACGGTAACTTAACGGAGTCACCTAAAAACGCAGTACTTAACTTTGCAGGTGCTTCTTGGACTAAAGGGGTAGGCGTAGTCAAGAATTTCTTACAGATAGCAGGTAAGGAAGCTCTACTAGAAGGAGCTATACAAGGTAAAGATAAGCCCGCTGAAGTAGATTTAAGACGTAAAGCAGGTGAAGAAGTAACTACAGAGCAAGCAGTAGCTGAAAGCGTTATAACTTCGCTATTTGTAGGTGCTACAGTAGGGGTTATATCTACAGGAGCTAAAGCTCTAATAAAAGGATTAGGCGGTGATTTAGACTCCGTAGCTAGCGTAGCTCCCGAGGGTGTTACCGTTAAAGACCATATGCAAAAGATGGGCGATACTTACGAAGAACTTAATACAGTTAAACCTGAAAAGATAGAACCTACCAGAGACATAGATGAAACAGCTAGCGACTTTAGCTTTGATCAAGAAGAAGCTATTACCCAAGTAAAGAACGATGTAGCAGATATAAACATTTCAGAATTAGATATAGAAGGTAGACCTTTTGGCGAAGTATCAGCTAAACAAGAAATAATCAATAGAGAATCAGACGTGAAATTTACAGAAGTCCTTGGTGATTGTATGTTAGGAGAAACTAAATAATGTCGATGAAAGACTGTATAATTAAAATAATAGCATCGGGAGGCTTAAGTAGGGAGGCTATAGCAGCGTTAAAGTCCGGAAAGGATTTAGATAAAGTAGTTAAGCTATATAAAGGATCTGTATCTTTTCAGAACACAATTAAAGAGTTAGAAACAGAAGCTAACATACTGCGTAATAAATACGCTAACGACCCTAGTATACCTGCTTCAAGCGTAGACGCTTTGGCCGAAATAGACGCTATCAAATATGTAGCTATTAGAAAAAGAGAACAAGCTTATAGCGTAGCTAAAGATGCTCAATCAATGCTGACATCTCAAGTAGATATGTATGCACACCCTGACGGACGAGTATCGGGCTTAAACGCTATATTCAGGACAGATCCTACACATCAAACATCTAAGATCTCAATAGAGGCTAGGGCTAACGGTTTAGCATCTAAGTTTCAGAGAGGTTTTGCAGAATTAGCAGAAAAACATAGATCCAAAATACCTGGAGGTTTTGACTTATACGTAAAGGGACCTTCAAAAGGAAGGGAACTTATCAAAGGCTTTTGGCAAGATTCAGTTGACCCCGTCATTAAAGACGGAGTAGATCTGTTTCGTAAGAACACTAAAGAATTAATTGCGGCTTTGAACAGAGCAGGTAACATGGACATTAAAGCCATGGACAACTATACCCCTTCTGTAAAACAGTCGCCTAGGTCAGTCAAGAAGTTAGGTAAAGCTAAATGGTCAAAACTAATGATAGACAGTGTAGACGGAGAAAAAATGTTAACTCCCGAAGGTAGAGTAATGTCAAAAACCGAACTAGAAGATCTAATAGCTATAGCTTACGAAGACATAAGTACTAATGGACTATCTAAGAAGGTTAGAAAGGGCACTACTAGTAACGGAGGTTCATCTAGATACGGTCACAGAGTGTTTCACTATAAAGATGTAGATGTTTGGATGAACGTACATAACGCAGTAGGAGAAGGTGAAGTATTTGAAAACATGATTAGTAGTATACGTAACCTGTCTCAAGACGTAGCCTTAACAGAAAGACTAGGTAAGAACCATAGAAGAAATTTTGAACTACTTAATAATCAAGCTATGTTAGCCAAAGCGAAAGGGAAGGCGCCCAGGAAGTTATCTACTTCATTAGCTTCTAATAAAGCTCTATACAACCATGCAGCAGGGTATACCGAGGGGGTAAAGAATCAGATTATATCTGAAGGATTTCAAACAATAAGTAATCTTGCAACTGCAGTCATGCTTAGAAAGGCAGCACTGGCAGCTATGGCCGATGTCGGTTATGTTATAGAAGAATCTAAATTTTTAGGTTTAAGTGCTAAGAGAATAATGGGTAACGTGGCACAAAGAGCGGCTACCGGAGGCAACAAGTCTGCTAGACTAGCCGGTAAACAAGCAGGAGCATCCATAGAGAATCAGATATCTATAGGTAGAGCAGGTAACAGGATAGGTAGCGTTGAAGCGTCGGGTCTATGGTCTAGAATCACAGCTATGATGGCTGACTTTACTTTACGTGCTACAGGGTTAAGCGCAGAAACTAACGCCTTTAAAGATGCATTTGCTATAGAGTTTCAACAATCTCTAGCTGAACAGACATCAAAGAAGTTTTCAGAATTAGCAGAAGGTATGCAACAAGTGTTTAAAGATGCTGGACTGGGCGAGGAAGAATGGAACATCATTAGAAACCATACTATGGAATCCGAAGACGGTAGAATTATACTTGATTTAGACTCTGTTGACGTAGATACCCAAGTAAACTTCTACGGTATGATTGCCGATAGATCTAAACAAGCTGTACCTGAAGGAGGAACTGAAGTACAAGCTCTTATTACAGGTTCAGGTCAAAGAGGAGATATTAAGAGAGAAGCTAGAGCATCAGCTTTAAAGTTTAAGAATTTCCCTATAACAGTAACAATCAACAACATGAACAGAGTGCTGACTCCCAAAGGAGCTTCAACTAAAATAGCTACTGCAGCAAGAATACTAACTATTACAAGTACTTTAGGTATGGTAGCAGTTAACACTAGGTTAATAGCAGACGGATTTGAACCTTTAGATTGGGACGACCCTAGTCTAGTTATGCAAGGCGTTCTCTTAGGAGGAGGTATAGGCCTATTCGGTGACGTAGGTAATCAAATAGTTAACAGCACTACAGTAGATAGAATAATTAAAACAGGGGCAGGTCCTATAGCTGTAATGGCAGCGCAAGCTCTTCTAATGATTGTACAGGCTGGAGGAGATGTAAAAGGCCTTACTACTGGATCAGATAAAGAAGCTAAAACCCCAGGCAACGTTATAGATTTATTACAACATTTAGTACCGGGCAATGACCTGTGGTACTCTCATGTAGCAGTACAGAAAATGATAGTAGATAATTTCAGAAAATTAGCAGATCCTAAAGGTCTAGAAAGAGCAAAGAAAAGAGAAAAGAGAAACGAAAAAGCCTTCGGTAAGAAACCTTACTGGAGAGTTGGCGATACTAACCCCTTTGACGAGAAATAAAACATGACAGTAACTAACCAAACTAACAAACATACATATAGCGGAGATGCAGCTACAGTAGACTTTGCTTTTAGCTTTCCTGTACTAGATGAATCGCATATAGTAGTGCAGATCAAAGACACAGCAGGTACTGTAACTACACAAACTTTAACTACTCATTACACTGTTGACGGAGCAGGAGAAACTTTTGGAGGATCTGATTACAGTTCAGGTACAGTTACATTTATTACAGCTCCCATTGCTACCGATATAGTAATAATTAAAAGAGGCGTACCTTTAACTCAAGGAGTTGATTATTTAGAGTCCGATAGCTTTCCAGCTGAAACTCACGAAGACGCAATCGACAAGTTAACTATGGTAGTACAGCAACTTCAAGAGCAATTAGATAGGGCTTTAATTTTAGATTCAGGGGTAACAACAACTATTGGCGAGATAGGTAGCCCTACAGCAGACTACGTACTATCTAGAAATACAGCTAATACAGGGTATACCTGGATAGCACAACCCGCTTCAAGCGCAGGTATTACTAATATTGTAGATGATACTACACCTCAGTTAGGAGGAGACTTAGATGTCAACGCTAACGGGCTTGTAAGCACCTCTAACAGCGATATAACCATTACCCCTAACGGAACTGGTGACGTTGTCTTAGATGGTCTTAAATGGCCTCAGGCGGATGGTACAGCTAATTACGTCCTAGAGACGGATGGGGCAGGTCAGCTTAGCTGGGTAGCTCAATCGGGTACTTCTGGCTTAGCTAACATCTCTGAAGATCTATCTCCTCAACTAGGTAGTACTTTAGACACTAACGGTAACGCTATAACCTCTGCTTCAAATGCAGACGTAGACATCTCTCCTAACGGTACAGGTACAACTAACATAAAGGGAGGAGGTACTACTAGACTTAACGTATCTTCTTCGGGTACGCAGCTAGGAGGGTCAGGCGCTAGAGTAACAACTATTTTAGATGAAGACGCTATGGGTACAGATAGTGCCACAGCTCTAGCTACTCAACAATCCATTAAAGCCTATATAGATTCTCAAATAGCTACTGTAGCTGGGGGATCCGTAGCCACGGGTACCATGACAGGAGCAGGTACTCTTGTAGAAAGCACTAACATTACAAGCACAGCTAAAAACTCTACAGGTAACTACACTATAACATTAACCAATACTATGGCAACTACAACGTACCAAGTATTAATTACTTGTAGAGATACATCAGTAGATATATTATCTGCTAACATAGAAGGTCAAACAACAACAACAATTACTTTTCAAGTAGGTGATGATGGCGGCGTTAACCAAGACCCTAACTCACATATATACTTTGCAATATTCGGGACAAAGGCTTAATCATGACTATTAGTTCAACCACATCAAAAAACACATATGCAGGAAATGCTTCTACAACTGTATTTGCATTTAGCTTCGCAGTATTAGATAGCTCTCATATTACAGTACAGGTCAAAGACACTAACGGAGATTTCACGACAAAGACTCTTGACGTAGATTACGTACTTAGCGGAACAGGTAACTCTTCAGGTAATTCTGATTGGACATCTGGTACAGTTACATTTGCCGCTGCTCCAGCAAGCACTGACACTGTAATTATTACACGTACCGTACCTCTTACTCAAGAAGTAGATTATTTAGAGAGCGATAGATTTCCAGCAGAAGTTCATGAAGATGCTCTTGACAAGCTAACCATGTCAATACAACAAGTAGATGACGCAACAGATAGAGCAGTTAAATTTGACCCTACTGTTACAGAGACTAACGGATATGTTCCAGCTCCTACAGCTTCTTACTTATTAGCACGTAACGCAGCTAATGACGGTTGGTCATTTAAAGACCCTACAAGTTTAATTGGGGCAGACGGTGCAACTGGTCCAACAGGTCCTACTGGTCCAGCTGGTGCCGATGGTACTGGAGCAGGTGATATGGTACTTGCTAGTACTCAAGCTAACACAGGAGCTAAAACATTTGACACTAACACGTTAATAGCAGCAGGTTCTTCTAGCGGTACCACCAAGATAAACGCAGCAGCAGCCGCAGGTACAACTACACTAACACTTCCAGCAGCTACAGATACTCTAGTAGGTAAAGCTACAACAGATACGCTGACAAACAAAACTATTGACACAGCCAATAATACTATAACAGTAGTCGAAGCAGATATCAGTGACTTAGGTAGCTATACTACTATCAGTAGTACAGACACGTTAACTAACAAGACTATTAATACAGCCTCTAACACTATTACTATAGTAGAAGCAGATATCAGTGATTTAGGATCTTATATTACTGCAACCCTTACAGATGAAGAAGTTGAAGACATAGCAGGTCCTCTTATAGCGACAGGTTGAACTAAGACAGGTATCACTATTACTTATCAGGACGCTACTGGAGATATGGACTTTGTTACAGAAGTAACTCTAGCAGGTTCTGAGACACTTACTAATAAGACAATAGACACAGCTTCTAATACAATTACTGTTGTAGAGGCAGATATATCTGATCTCGGGACGTACAGTACATCAGATGCTACAGAAACATTAACTAACAAGACTATTAATACAGCGTCTAACACTATAACAGTAGTTGAAGCTGATGTAAGCGATCTAGGGAGTTATATAGAGGCAGCTACTACAGACACTCTTACTAATAAGACAATAGACGCTGACAATAACACTATCAGTAACATAGACTTAGGTACAGAGTGTACAGGTGCTAGTACAGACCTTACAGATACAGCTAAGATAATGTTAACGGATGTTGCAGCAGAGCACACTAAGACTAAAAACTTTAACGCTACAGCCCTAACTTCTACGTCAGCTTCTATAGCTTGGGACTTATCTTCTAATCAAGTATCTACGCATACAGCTACAGAGGATACAACTTTAGCTAGCCCTACTAATCAAGTAGCAGGTGCCACGTATCTTCTTATATGGACTCAACATGCGAGTTCCCCTAAGACATTAGCATTTCACGCAGATTATATGTTCCCGGGAGGAACAACTCCAACAGTAACTGCTACTAACAGCGCTATAGACGTTCTTAGTTTCGTTTCAGATGGTACTAACATGTACTGTACATCAGCATTAGACTTTAGCTAGGGGCCGAGGATGACTTTTACTATACCAGTTACATTTAACCAGTCATTAGGAGGTTATACTTTTATGTCTGCCACAGGCGGAGATATCACCACTGATGGCGACTACAAAGTACATACATTTAATAGTAGCGGAACGTTTACTCCTACTGTAGGTACAGACCCAGATGACGGAAATAAAGTAGAATATTTAGTAGTAGCTGCAGGCGGTGGCGGAGGAGGCGGTGGCGGAGGAGCAGGTGGTTATAAGGCCGCAACTGGTTTTACTGTTACTGACACAGGTTTAACTGTTGAGGTAGGTGCAGGAGGAGCGGCAGGTACTTCTACTACAGACGGTAGTCAAGGTAACAACTCAGTGTTTGACTCTATTACTTCTACAGGAGGAGGTTACGGTGGAGGTTGGGCTAGTGCCGGGTCTACTGCAGGCACAGGCGGCTCTGGTGGTGGTGGTCACGGACGTATAGGTGGCGCACCTGGAGTAG